TTAATGTAGCCTATCTTTTTTCATTTTTACCATATCATCAATACTAACCACAGTATCACTGTCTATGGGATTAGATAAAGATTCTACACCTTCATCAAATATAATATCGGGTCTTTCTAGTGCCATTCTAACCATTCCATGTGCTATTGTCAAGGCAACACTATAGTCTGCAGTTAAAGGTATTTTTGTTGGCTCTACAAGAGTACAACCAAACCCCTCTTCAGAAGGGTACACAGAAATCGTAATAATATTTTTAGAGTTTACTCCATTATCCATTTTGTTTTCCTATCAATTTTAAAAAATGCATAGCGTCAACAATAGCTAATGGTTGCTGATTATTCATTTTAATTATAGCAATCGGCACATCCGTTACTTTAGAATTGCTTTGTGCTTGAGCAACAATATCATATATACCTTTAAATGTTTCTTTGTTTTTACATTCAAAAGAATAAGGTATTAATTTTTTAGCAGGGTTAGATAGTTTAATATCTTCTCCTGTCTCTCCCATTATAGCACAGCTTATATCATTATCATCTAAAGTTTTAAATATAGATAGCAATGTATCTCTTGTCCAATTTTGTAATCTTCTTCCTTTAGCTTTTCTACTCTGTACTGTCGACATTTTCTTCCTTTACTTTAGTATACCAAAAATATTTAGGATTCATAGCTTTTGATTCTCTTTGTGGCAAGTATTGTATATCCCCCCAACAAGGTTTTTTGTAAGCACAGAATGTACATTCTTTAGCTAATATTCTGTTGCCTGTAGGTTTCTTATTAAAAAACTCTTCTATATCTTCAAACTGTCTTTTAAATGGTTGGTTAGTATTTAATGCATGAACATTTTTCTTTGCTTGTTCAATTGCTTTTTTCTTATGTTCTCCATCATTAATTGGTGTTTCCACTACAGACCATTCTCCTGTAGATTTATTAATAGCAATCCACCCTCCAAATTCTTTATCATCTGCCCCTGCATATAAATATCCTTGAGGTACATAACCAAATGGGTCATCTTTTAATAGGGCATTAAATCCTCCAGACTCTCCAAATTTATATTGAAAAGCATAAGGGGATGCACTTTTTATATCCCATATTTTATCCATAATTTTAACATCATATGTACCATTGATTTCATCATCACCAAATACATATTTAACTTTCTTTTGAAAGTCATCTATTTTAACTCCAGATGATTTTAATATTGCAACAGCCAATGCTTCAATTAAATCACCAAATATAAATCTCATTTTAGAATTATAAGGAGGTGTCTCTGCCTCTGCCCCACTCTTTTCCATTTGTAATTGACATAAAGGTCTGCCAATAGCACTCATTCTAGGTTTAAATTTTGTTTCTCTTTCTTCTACGAATTGTTTTATAAATGCATCTTTACAAGCCTCACCAAATTCATTTATAATAGTACTAGAAATAGGAACAGAGGCCTTATTGGCCTCCGTTAAAAATAATTGTACTCTGTTTAGAATACTAGACACTAAGCTTGTAACACCATTTCGGGGTCATCAGCAAGTTCATTTATAACTTTTGCAGATGCCACATCTTGTTCCTTATTACTATGGGCTTTTTGCCATTTTGCAGATACTCTAGCGTTCTCTTCTTGAATAAGATTATTAAACATATCCATATGCTCTAAATCTTTTTGTGTAAAAGGAACTTCTTTTGTATCAATGTTTACGTTTGACACATAGTACACATTACTACCTGCCTTTCTTTTCTTAGTTGTCATATTGAGTAGATGATTTTGCATCAAGCTATCTCTACCTTTGAGACTTTTTAAAGACTCTCCAATAGGAATAAAGTTTGACCCTGTAACTCTAAACAACACAGGTAAATCTTCTACTTTTGTAGGTTCTCCTGCAGGTGTTGTAGCATCCATAGATACTAGTCCATATACTAAACGATAACATTTAATATGACGTTGAGCATCTATCTGTGCTTGAGTTAAGTTTTCTTTATCTTTGCCTCTTATTCTACCACAATTAACGCCTCCGCTACTATCAATAGCCTCTTCATTCCATTGTTTAAAAATAACAGAAGTACAGGGATAATTATTATTATCTGGGTCATACTCCATGTATTGATACGCATTGATAAAAGGTCTAAACTGAATAGGTTTATCCTTAATGCTGTATACTCTAGACTCTATACTAGGGTCATAAGTACTATAAACGCCTGCTGATAATTGATTTCCATCATCATCTTCAGCCGCTCTATTTATTATCAACCTATCAAGTGTACCTGTATTTATTACAGAACCGTCATCTTGACCGGTCATTTTCATTATCTCCTCTTTACTAAGAGAATCAAATGCCTTTAAGTCATTTACCATAGATTACCTTCCTTGGTTAATTTAATTACAATAGTAGCGTTTTTAACAATATTGTCAAGCATAAACTTTTGTATCTAACCAATTAGAGCCTACTTTTAACTCTACATCTAAGGGCACGTTAAAATCAATGTCATACATGTCTTTCATCCTTTGAATTACCCCTAAACATCCTTTGTTTAGGCATGAAGCGACTAAACTCTCTTCTCCGGGAAAAACATCTGCAACAATTGAATCATGTACAGTATTAATAAGTAGGCTCTTAGTATTATGTTCCTCAAGTAATTCTTGTATACCAATACAAGCTAAAGGAACAATGTCAGCAGTAGCAAACCCTTGAACAGGATAATTTTTTATCTGTGTTGAAGAACTTGCACCACCCCAAGGCATGCGTTCTGCTTTTGGAAAGGCATATTGTCTACCTGTAGGTAGGGTGACAACTTTTGCTCGTATTGCCTCATCTTGCAGTTTCTCATGCCAAGCTTTGATATCCGGATATTTTTTTAAGAAAGCCGAATAATATTTCTTTTCATTTTCTGTACCAGACATGCCCCCATACAAAGGTTTAAATGTATGTGGTTTTGCTTCTTGTCTAGAACAGCCAATGATATCTGCTGTATACTGATGTACATCTACACCATTTTGTATATCTTTCATGCCTTGTTTGTCTTGAGCAAGAAAGACAGCAGTTCTAAATTCTAATTGTGCATAATCTATTTCCATAATACTACCACCTTCAAATCGAGAACTAATAACTTTACGAATAGGAAAGGTACTACCTCTTGGTTGATTTTGAAAGTTAGGATTACGACTAGATAATCTACCTGTTGCTGTTACATGTTGCATAAAACTAGGATAAAGAAAACCTTTATCTGTTGTAAACTTTTTAATGCCATCAACAAAGGTACTAAGATATGTTTCTAATGCATTATACCGAGTAATCTTTTCTACAAATCGTTTAAAAAATTCATCTCCTGTTTTAGCTAATCGAACTAAAGTTATCTTATCTGTTTTAAATCCACCCTCTGATATATCCATAACAGAAGTTACAGTAGCATAGAATCCTGCTTTATCTGGTAAAGGAGTATAAACAAATCCTTCTCCTTTACATTCAGAACATTTACTTAATTTACTCCAAGGCTCTCCATTTACTTTTATCTTTTGTATAGTACCTTTACCTTTACATACAGGACATTGTTCTGCTTTTGTTTTATAGACAGGCTCTAAATGTTTTGCAAATATTTTTTTTAGTTGAGCAGGAGTAAACTTTGGTCTACGTTTTTGTTTCTTTGTAAGTTTATCTATACCTAAATTAAATATGCGTGACCATTCTTTTTTATCTTTTACTTTTATACCATACATCAACCAAGATAATTGTTCTGGACTTGCAGGATTAATTTTTGTATCTCCCATACGAGTATATATTTCTTCATCTATTTTAACACGCAATGCATCATACTCTGTTTGAAAATCTTTTTCTACTTCATCTAATGCTTTTCTATCAATATAAATACCATTATCTTCCATCTTTGTTAAAACAACAACAAACTGACACATGTTTTGTATAGTCTTAATTAAATGTTTATGTTGAGGTTTACGCAATTGAAGCATCTGTGCCTCATACAAAGACCTAGTAGCTTTAACATCTAGTCTACCATACTCTTCAACAATATGAATTGGTATATATTGAAATGATACTTTATCTTTCATATATTGTTCTGTTAAATCAGATTTCTGAACAACACCTCTAAACTGACAACATGCTTTTAATGACAGAGGTCTTTTAATTCCTTTGTTTAAAACATATTCAACAAGCATTGTATCACATACTCTACCATTGTATTTAAAACCTGCTTCCCATAGCCATAGCAAATCAAATTTAATATTATGTCCTACAAGTAATGTTGTCTTATCTAGTATATCTTGTATTACTTTTCTATTTGGTATACCTTTATAATCTCTATGTTTAAAAAATACATACTCATCATTTATACCAAGAGATACTAAAAAGTTATCTGGATTTTTAGCTGATGGGTCAGTTGTTCCATCTTCTAAAATTTGAAAACTTGTTTCCACATCAAATACACTAATCATAATACCTCGACAATTCTGGTTGTATCATACAGACAATCTGTCCATGCCAACCTGTTATTTTATTTTTACTGATATATAAACCTCTTACATTTTCTTCTGTCATACCATTGACACCCACGCCAATAATAACATCTGCCTCTGCGGCTTTACCTGTCTTACTACCTTCCATCATATCAAATGATAATTCCATTTTACCATGACCATCTGCTGATGCCTGTGATATAGCAATGACACAACAATTATTTCTTTTAGCTATCTCTCTTGCTCCTGTGTATACAGCCCTAAGTTTCTCATCTGTTCTAGCAAAATTACCTTTAACATTTACTTTATCTAGTTGGTCAATAACTAAAACATCGGGCTTTTCTTTTTGTACAAACTCATCTACATCATCTAATGACCAATCAACAGTATCAAGTATCTTAATATTTTGTTTCACTTCGGCCCATTTTTCTTTTGTAGTTTGAGTATTATCTCGTATTTGGTCGAATGTCATGCCTGTATGGGCATTTATTAGTCTCATTTGTGTTCTAATTGCAGGCTCTTCATTGATAAGTGCACATACTTTAGCTCCTTGAGCGGCAAATCCGTCAATTCCTGCGACTAAATTTACCCAAAAGGCTGTCTTACCACTCTCTGGTCTAGCAAATATAATAGCAAGATTACCCTCTCCTACACCATTAACATTCTCTTTTAAACTTGATAAATTAAATTTCCATTTAGTATTATCTTTTAGTTTATCTATAAGACTTGCTACATCAGAAGTAACATATTCATATTCATCTTTATTTATATCATCAAAAGATATTTCTAATTCTTTTTTTATTTCAGAAAAGTCAGAGTCTTTTCCATTGTATATTTCTGTAGCTAATACTGCAATCTTATTTGCTATGCGTCTTTTGTATAAGGCACGAATAATATTGTTTGCAATGTTTTCACTTGGTAGTTCTAATTCTTTTATCTCATCAACTAAAGCATTAAAGTTTTCTCTTTTAGCTCTTGTTGTTGCCGGATTATAAACATCTACATGTAAAGCTGATACTTCACTTATACTTAAATCTTTATCAGAGTCTTCATGAGCAAATTGAATTGTTTCGTATAAATCTCCTGTACCATTAGTAAAAAATTCTTTTGATAGTTTGCTTTTATTTTTAGTATAGAATTTTTTATTTAATAATAATTTTATTAGTTCCTTTTCCATTTAGTCGCTTTCATTTGTTTAATTATTTCTTTCATTACATTAGTTCTATTTTTTTGTTTCCACAAATCTATATAAAACTTTGCAACCTTTTTGTCAAGCCTACAAGGTGCAGTATCTAATGGCCATGATTTTAAATATGCTAAATAAAATTTATCTCTAAGTACTCTCATACTTTTCTTTATTTGTCTTACTGGTATTTTCTTTTGCTCTCCTGTAAGACTGTAAACACAATAAAAATATTTTTTAGTTTCTTTTATAAACCAAGGATAGCTACCACAATCAACTAACTTCCACATTATTTTACCATCCCATAATCATTACCATAGTGCCAATCATCTGTACGTTTACAATCATAACAAATACGATTGTGATTACCTTCACTCATAAAAGGCTCGTAACACATCATACAATTTTTTTTAACTTTTTCTTTTTTGTTTATAGTTTCTGGTTTTCTATAATCATAATAATCAATAATTTCAGATTTTTTTTCTTTTATCATTTTTTTTACTTTCCCGTAACATATCAATCCATATATCTTCAAATGCTCGTATACTTTTTTTTATGTTCGATTTTGATTTTACTTTTTCTTTTAAATCCATGTACATGAAATCAACTAATAAGTCAAGAAACTGTTGTTGAAACATTTTTTTACTCATTACCACACTTCTCCTTATCTTTTACTTTGCTACAATAAAACTCTTTTGCTTTATCTTGTTTTAACTTTTTCTTTTCTAATATTTTCTTTTTCTTTTCTGGATTAGGACTATCATCTAACGCCATATCAATTACCTTTACTGTTTCTTTTGCAATCATGTAGGTACATCCTGCACAAGTATTAAGTAATATTAATATTAAAAATAACATTACAAAAAATCTATACACTTACCCACCATTCTGGAGCAAATACACCTTTTTCCCATTTGGCAAAATACGCTTTAGCACCTTGATAATATTTTCTGTATGCAGTTATGTAATCTTTATCTTTGTATTCATCTGGCATACATTGAGGTGGTTCACTAATATAATCTTTATGCATTACTTTTTTAATTTTGTTTGCATATTTATTGTCATAAATTGCCTCAATAATACGAAATGATTTATGCTCTTTATTAAATCGTTGTTCATATTGATGATTAATATACACAGCATTTTCTAATGCCCAGATAAAATTTTGTCTAGTATGACCTACCCATATAGTCATTGGATGTTTAGGATAAGCAGGTTTGTATAAATCATCAAATTCTTTTTCTGCATTAGCTTGTACAGCAGTAGATAACATTTGACAACTTTCTAATAACATTTTTGGCACATGTTTATCACACAAAGCAAGTGCGGCTTTGTATGGAGTTCTGTCTAAAAAAAATATATTCATTACAGCTCCCTGTTGATATATTCTCTAACAGAAAAACCTAATCTTTTGATACTAGATATAGCCCCGGCAGATAAAGTTTTTTGTCCTGTTAGTACAGCAAATATTTTTGCACGTTGGCATACAGGATATAATAATTCATTACCATAAATGTTTTTCTTTTCTACATGTATAGTATCTTTTTCTATTGTTATTTCTTTAGTAAAATTAATTAAATTATCAGATAACAACAAGTCATTATTTGTTGCTAATTTTTCTAGATTATCTAGTTTTATGTCAGTCATTGAAACAATCTTTCTATTTGTGGTTTATCAAAATACTTCAAATCATCTTCAAGTATCTTTACTTCAGTATCCATATAATACCTTAGTTGATTGCTTATGTCAAATGCCTTGGTAGTTGCATCTCTATCAAGAGCCACAATAACTTTCTTAAACTTTTTCTTTAGCACAGGTATGTAACTATCTGGTAAACTTGTACCCATCAAAGCTACACCTGTATGAACTTCTGATACAGCACAAGCACTAGCACAATCTTCTACAAGCACAGCCGTATCTGTATTGCCACAAATAAATGGATAGGATTTATCTCCATACATAAACCACTTAGGATATACTTGGGAGTTTAATCCTCTGCCTACTGCACCTTTTACTTTTTCTTTTTCTTTTATAATAAATACAGCACGATGTTGTTTTACATCATATTTTATTTCAGCTTTTCCTTTTATGTAAGATTCTATACAATGATTTTTTTTTAAATAATCTGTACATTTATCGGTAGAAAAAATACTAACAAAACTTTTTGGCTGTATAAATTCTTTTTCTTTTGCTTTTTCTTTTTCTTTCGTTACTACGGTTTCGTATACTTGTTCCATTGTCATTTCACCTTCATGATTTCCTTTGGCTGTACAAGACGCATGAAAGCAATACCAAAGTAAATC